AATAGGGGCAAAACCGCCAAGCGGTTTGTGCCACCAACCGCTGATGAAGTCAGCAGTTATTGCAAAGAACGCAACAACCTTGTGGATTCTGAAAGGTTCGTGAACTTTTACGAGGCCAAGGGCTGGATGGTCGGCAAGAACAAGATGCGCGACTGGAAGGCGGCGGTTAGGACTTGGGAGAAATCATCGGACGGCGAAGCGCCCCGCCGGAGGAAGATGCTATGAACACATCAGAGCAAGCACTTATACAGGCTGCGTTGCTGAACACCGACGGCGCAATGGCAGTAAACATTGGCGCTGATGACTTTTCGACGGATTCCGCCCAGCGCTTATGGCAGGAAATATCGAAGCTGCTGACCATGACCGGTTCTGCTGACGGGGTTTCATTGCAGGACGCACTAAGCGGCGATAAAGGATGCTTGACTGAGCTAGGCAACTGTATGGGAATAACTTGCAGCCCTACGCAGATTCATTCCTATGCCGGGATAGTAAAACGCGACGCTAAACGTCGCCGCTTAGAGGCGGTCGCCCAAGGCATCATCGATGACGGCGACACTGACCCAGACGAACTTAGCGGGCGGCTGATGTCGGAGCTGATCGGTGGCCAAGCGGGCGAAAAGAAGGCCGACTATTCAGCGCAGGAATTGATGGCAAAGACCATTGAGCGAATAGACGCGGCATCCGAAGGTGGTCAGCTGGGTTTGAAAACAGGGTGGCGCTCAATAGACCAGAAACTCGGCGGGTGGCATCAAGGCGATCTTACGATCATCGCGGGCCGACCGGGAATGGGTAAGTCAGCGCTAGGGATGAATGCGGCAGTTAACGCGGCCAAGCTCGGAGCCAAGGTTGGTTTTATCAGCGTTGAAATGGATGCGGTAAGCCTAGGCATGAGGCTGGCGGCTTCGGCGGCAGGTATTTCGGTCAGCGATCTGCGGCGAGGGAATCTTAGCCCTCAGGACTGGGAACAACTTGCCAGCGCGAGTCGGGACATCGCATCTTTGCCTCTGCGCGTATTGGATGCCCCGTCCTGGACGATGGGGCAAATTGTCCGCCAGTGCCATGCATGGCACCGGATGGGGCTGGACATGGTTGTGATTGATTACTTGCAGCGCACAAAGCCGGATATCAAAACAGACCGCCATGATTTGGCGATAGGCCAGATGGCGAAAGACTGCAAGACCATGGCCGCTGTGCTAGAGATTCCGGTCTTGCTCCTAAGTCAGCTAAGCCGTAACCTAGAGCAACGGCAAGACAAAAGACCGAACATGAGCGATCTGCGCGAGAGCGGGCAGATAGCTAAAGCAGAGGCAGCAATGCGTGATCTTCGCAAGAGCGAGCCGATCGTTGATGAATACGATATGCCAACCTATGAAGAAAACATCCGCGCCAAAGACCAAGAGTTTATAGATTTGACCACCGACGTGGTTAACCATCCCTCGCACTACACTCAAGGCGGAATCGAGTGCATAGAAGTGCTTGAGCAGTTGGCCGAAAGTGGTCACGACTTCAGAATACTGAATGCGATCAAGTATTTGTGGCGATATCAGCATAAAGGCGGCGATGAATCGTTGCGCAAAGCCATCTGGTATATCGAGCGCACGCTGGAACGCCCATGAGCAACGTATACGACTTAGAGACAGGCAAGGCCAAGCTAAGTGGAGATGACTTCCTTGAGCAGCACAAAGGCCGGTTTGATGACGTCATGCTGATTGGCTTTGACGAGGATGGCGAGATCGCATTTGGAGCCAACGGCCTTAGCTGTCGGGATGCCGTGTTCCTCATGGAATACGTCAAGCGGGAGCTGATGGAGAACTATACCGATGGCTGATGACATAGACCGCGCCAACGATTATGCGGAAGCCATGCGACAGGCTGCACTGAAAACCGTCAGCGCCGATATACCTGAAGGCAAACCGGGCGAATGCGACTGGTGCGGTGAACATACGGCCCGGTTGGTAAACAATGCATGCGCACGTTGCCGCGACAAGAACCGGCTCGAATAAGATGATTGTATGTATACCCTCGCTCGGGAGACCGCAAACTTGGACGCATCGTCTCTTCCAAGCTAGCGGCTTCACCGTCTATCACTTTTTAGAGCCGCAAGAAATCGATCAGTATGAAGTGCCCAACAAAGTGAATATAGAGGCCAGCGGTCAGGGTATAGCTTACGTAAGGAATTACATCAAGAGCTGGGCAAAGGAAAGAAATCACGAGCACATCTGCTTGTGTGACGATGATGTGACTCAGTTTGGTAAAGCGATAGAGGGGAAGTGCTGTCGGCAGCCCGATGCTAGTGTGCTGTCAAAGCCGTTTGAATATTTCAAGCGATCTGGCTTCGCCCTCGGCGGTATAAACCAAAGGCAGTATGCGTGGAATGAGAAGAAAAACTACAAAGTCAATTCCGGGAAGGTGGAGCAACTGCACCTGCTGAATCTAAAGCGGGTTCACTGGGACTACGATGAGCGCTGCAACGGCAAAGAGGACAAAGACTTTTTGATGCAGTGCGTCAACCATGGGGAGAGCTTCCTATTTTTCCCGAAGGTCTATCTTAGCTCACCGGTAATAGGTAGCAACAAGGGCGGCTTGAACGCTTTTTACAGCGAGAAAGCAGACAGCCGGGTAGCGTATAGGCTGGCGAACAAGTGGCCAGAATACAGCAAAATCATAAAGCAGCATGGCCGAATAGATTGTCGGCTAGACTACAAGGCACTCGCTAAAGAAAAAGGGATGAGAATACTGTGACGAAGGAAGAGAATCGACAGACTTGCGGCGCTTGTGCAAAGTGCCAATGCCACCAAAAGCAGCGCAAAACACCTGCCACCGATCAATCGGCAGGGTCGTCAAAACAGCCAACAAAGGAATAGAATATGGTTAATTTTCCCGACTATAAAAATGTAGAGACTGACAAGCTAATACCCTACGCTAGGAACAGCCGCACCCATACAGAACAGCAGGTAGACAAAGTAGCCGCGAGCATCAAAGAGTTTGGCTTCCTGAACCCTGTCATCACAGACGGGCAGAAAGGAATCGTTGCCGGGCATTGCCGAGTGCTGGCCGCGAAGAAACTGTCAATGAAAGAGGTGCCCACCATCGAAGCCAGCCACCTAACCGAGGCTCAGAAACGCGCATACGTCATCGCGGACAACCGTCTGGCGCTGGACGCTGGCTGGGATGACGAGCTGCTGAAAGTGGAGATTGAAGAGCTGGACGCGGAAGGCTTTGACCTTTCCTTGCTAGGGTGGGAGAAGGCTTGCCTGAGTTTGCCAGCGAGCCGGATTACAGCATACTGGATGAGATGGATGACGACGGCGAGCTAGAAGAGCTGGCTTCCGGTGTGAAGAGGGCAATCCAGATAGAGTTTGAACAAGAGCATTATGAAGAGGCCAATGAGCTAGTGAAGTTCTGGAGAGATCAGGAAGGCTATGTAGGCATGATGCTGATAGAAAAGCTAAAAGCTGAGAAAGAAAAACTGTAACTGCGTTTATCTGGTAGTGCCATTAGCAGGAAACTGCGTGGCTCAGAAACAAAAGGAAAGAAAAAGCCATGAAAACACTAGAGCTGACCAAGGTTCCGCACGAAGTCAAGATAGGGGACAAGCCTGAGGAGCTCGCGCCGAGCCTGTTTGAGGACTCTCTGTTCGTCGAGGACGGGAAAGAGGTAGGGTTCTATATCTCAAAAATACCCGAGCGGCTGCAAAAACTGGTGGATGTGGCCGACGCCGAGCTAAACTCAAGCCGGGTGCCGAAGTCAGAGATGAAGCGATCGAGTGGGTTTGCGAACGACGAAAACGACGTTCGGCAGTATAGCTGCATCATCGGCAGCATCCCGCCAAAGCCGCACATGCGCCGCCCATACGCTAGCAAGAGCAGCGTTCATAGCCACAAAAGCGCAGAAAAGTTCGTCAAAGCGATGACGATGGCTGGCCGGGAAGCGCTGGGAATTATGGAAAGCGTCAGCAAGAGCCTGTATCAAACGCACAAAGAGTCGGTCGAAAGCCGGGTGCCTGAGAAATGGCGATTCGCTGATCTGTTCACTAGCAGCATCAGCAACTTCAACATTGCCGCGCCAGTTCACCAAGACAACCTAAACGTCAAGGGAGCGTTGAACGTCATCATCACCAAGCGGCGCAACAGCACGGGCGGCAACTTGTTCGTGCCTGATTACGACGTGACTCTCAACAGCGCGGACAATTCCTTGCTGGTCTATCCCGCGTGGCGAAACATGCACGGAGTGACGCCGATAGTGCCGACCCACGAAGGCGGTTACCGGAATAGCTTGGTTTGGTATGCGCTGGACGCTTTCGGTGGGAAGTGAGATGGAAAGAAAAGGCATCCTCGTCGCCGGGGGCGCTGGGTTTATTGGCAGCAATCTCTGCGCGGCGCTGCACAAGTCCGGCGCCAGAGTCGTCAGTGTTGACGACTACAGCACGGGCTCAGAGGAAAACGAGGTTCCGGGCGTTACATACCTCAAAGCGAACGTGAAAGACCTGCCGGGTATGGTAAATGAAAAAGGCGCCATCGACCTACCAGACATGGGCGGTTCCTTCTGCCCGGCTGTGGTGTTCCATTTGGCTGAGTTCTGCCGAGTTGAGCAAAGTGTTTTATTGCCCGCAGAAACGATGATGGGAACCTATCACACCCTTCCGTGTGTTGTTGACTTCTGTCACAAGACAGCGGCCAAGCTCATCTATGCAGGGTCGAGCACGAAGTATGGAGACGGTGAAAGCCCGTATGCAACCTGCAAGAAAATGAATACATACTTTGTCAAAGACATCTGTTCTCAGCTTGGAATCCCTTTTGCGATAACGTACTTTTACAACGTCTATGGCAACCGTGAGCCATCAAAGGGGCTGTTCGCTACTCTTATTGCCAAAGCTCTGCTCGCCAAGCGGGATGGAGAAACCATAGCCGTGACCGCACCCGGAACGCAAAAAAGATTTTTCACACATGTGGAAGACATCGTGCGCGGACTGCTGCTGGTAGCAGAGAAAGGCCATGGAGATGAATACGGTATCGGCGCGGATGAAGAATACAGTGTTACAGAGGTGCTCGATATGATTGGTTGTGATTACCACATCGGTAAACGCAAACGAGGGAACCGCATGGGCGGCGAACTGATGAGCGCAAAAACTAAAGCGCTAGGCTGGGAGCCAGAGAAGAATCTGAGGCAATATATCGCTGAAGAGCTAGCCGCTCAAGCCGAGGGTTTATCACAGGATGCCTAGAAATCCTCACAACCCGAGCCCGCAAAACCGCGCAGAAGTTTCTGCGCTCAAGTCTTTTGGCGTAGCTCAGTCAGACATTGCCAACTACATCGGCGTAGACGAAAAGACACTCAGAAAGCACTACAGAGACGAGCTGGACAACGCGCAGACGAAAGCCGACGCGACTGTTGCCAAGTTTCTTTACAACGCAGCCAGCGGCAAAGCGCTCGAATCTGGCGCCAGCCATGCAGATTGCGTCCGGGCCGCTATGTTTTGGGCCAAGACTCGCATGAAGTGGCGTGAAACGGACAACGAAGCTCAAGGCAACGGAAACCCGATCACGATTAATGTCGTTGACCCGAATGACACAAGTACATCCGACTAAGCCGCAGTTTGCCTATATCTTCTCGAACGCAGCCTTCCCTGCCTTCGTCAGCGGCTTTGGCGCCGGCAAGACCGAGGCCGCGATACTCCGGTGCATATTCGGGATGCTGCGAAACCCCGGAACAAACCGAGGGTTCTATGAGCCAACCTACGATCTGATTCGCATGATCGCTTGGCCGCGCTTTGAGCAAGCCCTAACCGATCTGGAAATCCCTCACAAGCTGCGCAAGCACCCAGACAACAAGATCGACATACCGGGCTACGGCAGCATCTTCTTCCGCTCAATGGATAACGCTCACCGCATCATTGGTTACGAGCATGCCGATGCTGACATTGACGAGCTGGATACGTTAAAGCGCGATGACGCGGCTTATGTATTCCGGCAGATTGTTTCACGCAATCGGCAACGCAAAGA